ATTTAACCTGGCTTTCAAGGTTCTGCCTATTTAGATAGTCTTCTTCTTGAAGCTCTCTTTCAACCTGTTTATTTTCAGCGCTATTATAATAATAATCTAATTTCTTTTCTTCTGGTGTTTTGATAAACCCCATCAAGTCAAGTGGTCTAACCTCTTCTCCATCACTAATAATTATTTTCCATGGCTCTGAACCGGCTGAATCAATTAACTTATAATTTGTTCCAGCAGAACCGTTGTATTCTTCAAGCGTATTTTGTAAGTATACTTTCCTGTCATTAGGAGACATAGATTTATAAGAATCTAAGTATGCCATTATACGCGGAGTTACAGAATTTCTTGCATTGTATAGTTTTTCTTCTTTAAACAATTGTATGTTCTGCTCTTCAACCATATTTTTCATTTTCTCGGTGAAGTCCATTACCTTTTTATTACGAGCTTTATCTTCTGCAAAGCTTCCTTTTTGAATGCCAGCAGTTAACCCGCCAATAAAAGCATCACCACCACTTCCACCGTGGTTTCCTTTCCATTTTTGAGATAGGTCTCCATACATTTTTGCGTCAATTTGACGTTCTGGCTCCGAAGATTGTTTTTGTAAATCTAATAATGTTTTTTCAAGACCTAATTGCTCATTAATTCTAGGGCGCTCTGGTTTAGAGTTGGCCGCTTCCATTCTTTGCTTAACTTTGTTTAATCTGTAATCAGCAAGCTTTGCCATTTTTTATCTCCTCTCAACAGGTGCGCGATTAATGGCAGGAGCAGCCAATGATGCTCCGCCTGTCATGTATGCGCCAGCAGCCTGCCCAGCCGCAGCTAGACCGACATCTCTTAACTGTTGGCCAAACCTTGCTGGGGTTGAACTAAATTGTTGCATATTCATATTATGCTGCCCCTGAACCCTTGCTACTTCATTTGCATATCTTTGGTTCTGGTTGGACGCTTGCTGGCCGAACATTGCTATTGCGCTTCTATTTCCCTCTAGGCCTAATTGCGCCCGCTGAGTATCTTGCCCAGTAATTCCTTGGCCAACATTTAGCATATTAACATTTTCATTTATGGCATTTTGTCTAAGATTTTCTAAGTCGGAAACTCTCTGCTGCTCTAGATTATATTTAGCTTCTTCTTCTTGTAATCTAGCATTACGACCTTGCTCCCTAATGGCATAAGTTCTAGCTTCTCTATCTAATCTGCGATTCTGTAAATCTTCGCCATAATTCTCAGATGCTACGTTTACTTCTTGCTCGAGAAGGGCGCGTTGCTTAGCCATTGCAGCACGGTTTTCTGTAGCTTCCGTGCTTCTTTGAAGACCTCTTCTAGCTAAGTTTTCCTCTGTCATTCTTTGTTGATTATCGAAAGCATCCATTGTTAAAGTTTGGTTTATTGCTTTAAATTGCTGAACTTTTTCTGCTATATCCTTGAATTCTCCAATTTGAGACAAGTCATGAATTCTTTCTTGGTTAATGTTTGAAAATGCTTGTATAAAAGGCTGATAATTTACAACTGATGTTGGGTCATACTGATAAAGCCTTTGGATATTGTTAACTGCAGTATTCATTAAAGTTTTAGCTTGATTTAATGTTTGTTCTTCTTGAGGCGTAAGCGGAAGCCTTTGCGTAACCCTTCTCTTCTTTCCGTCAGGACCAGTAACAGTTATAGTCTGAACGCCAGAAAGCTCATCTACAATATCCATTAGCTCTGGAGCGGCTTGCTGCGCTGGTAATTGCGGCGCTTGCGGAGGCGTTCTTCCTCTAAAAAGTTTTCCCATTACGATACCTCAAATAAATAATTATCATCATGCTTAAACAAATAGTTTACGCCATATTTAGTTAATTTACAAAGAAATCTATTCATCTTCTCAAGCTCGGTTCTTATTATTATTTTATTGAAACCTAATAAAAATGGAAATTCTAAGCATTTTTTCATTACTTCTTTTGTAAATCTTCCCCTATATTTTTCATAAATATAAAGTGAAATCTCACAAACTTTTTCTGTAATAGTTTTTACGCCATAAAAACCAATGGCAATATTGCTTGAAATTATTTCAAAAAATACACAATTTTCATATGTAAAATTATTGAAAAATTTTTCAATTTGATTCTCTTCAATTGACTCAAAAAAAATAGTCATTAACTACAAAACTAGCACTTTTTTGGCTTAGGTTTACGGTCTTTGCTTGGTCTAGACTTATTCATAAATTACCCCTTAAATTAAAAAATTAACATTGAATTATAAACTAATTAATAGCTTAGTTAAACTCCTGCATATATGATTTTTGGCATTAAAATATATGGCTGCATATTGTTATGCTCAAGACCTCCGCCTGTTGATGTTGTTGCACTGGCAACAATATTTTGCCAAATTTCCCCGCCACCAGTTAATGAGCCAGACAATACTGTATGAGTATTATATCCATGAGTATGAGCAGGTATCTCAGGGGTCGTTAATGTATGAGTTTCTGTCCCACCAACGCCGCCTAATACCGGAGCATTATTAACAATTCTTCCGCCTGTCGGGCTTCCCGATGTAGGGTCAATACCAGCAGTTACTCGCCCTCTTGAATCAGGAACGTTAAATGTTGTTGTTCCGTCACCTACTCCATAAGTAGTACCTATTGCTGCAAATAATAAAGCATATGTTGTTCTACTTATAGCTTGTCCGCTCGCCAATAGCCATCCGGCAGGAGCTGCCCCGCCTGGCGCCCAGTCCATCATCATACCGGGTCTAATTTGTATGACAGGCGCTAGCTGCGAATTAGTAAGACTATTCGCCACCAAAGATGCGGAAGGCAAAGTTCCTGCGACAACTGCTGTACCCTGAATGCTTGATGCTTGAATCTTAGCGCCGCTTAATGTTGCATCATTCTGATTATTGAAAAATAACTGAAAGTGGGCATTGTTCACGGCCGCAATCTTATCAAATGAAATTTTATCATCTTCAATATTATTGTTTTGGACGGCGCCAGCGAGAATATTCGCATTTCCAACAGAACCATTTCCTAAAATAGGATTAGTAACGCACCCATCTTGAAGGGCGACTGTTGGTATGCATTGCGCTGAAAAATATGCTGATGTTATTTTTGTCCAAGATATAGCTCCCGCACCATCTGTAATAGGAAATTTTTCAGCATTTCCCGGCGTGCTTGATCCCGGCAGAATACCTTTGGCTATCCCTTGAGTTATAGTCCACAAGTCGTTCAATGAATCAATAACGTAGTTAAAGTCCCCATCTAATTGATCTGAATTTATTGGTTGATTTTGATCTGAAACCAATGCATATCTATCGCTAAATGGTAATACTTCAACTGGATTGTAAGGTATTTGTTTTCTCTGATATGTAGGCATTATCTTTCCCCTATTCCAAAAAGTCTAATTCTTCCAAAAGAAATTGGTCCATTTATTATGTATCCAGAAATAGAAATCCAAAAACTAGAAGATGAAAACTTTAGTCTTTTGTTGACAACTTCGAATTCTTTTCTTAACCTAAATCCTGGGTCTGTATTATCATTGTTACCAATAGCAGTTAAAGGCTCCTGACCGATTAAGTCGCCTCTATATTGAAAATTACATTTATCAACCAGTGAGAAACTTCTTGGTACATCTCCAAATTTTGAAATATTTATTAAGTTATTATCATTTAATATAAAAGATGAAGGATAGTTTAGTACTAATTCATACCTTTTATTTGCGTATCCTTTTTTTCCTCTAAATTTAATAAGTCCAGGAGTCCAAACTATAGGTATTAAAGATGTGCCGTTTTGGTCACCATATATTTTCTGAGAATTATCGTTTCCATCGGCATATTTATATATTTTGTTTCCAATAAACATATAAAGCTGAGAACCCAACTCCATAAAGCAATTTGAATTTTTGAAGTCTCCGGAAAGATAAAACCATGAATATAGCTTTGTTGAAAATAAAGAAGCTAATATTTTATTATTAGATATTTTAAATCCTATAAATCCACCTTCTTCATACTTAAATGATGTACAAAGCCTATAATTAGTATTTGAAGCTGTAGCGTTTGAGCTAAAACTTTTTACTATTGTATCGACTGCATCATCTGAATTTGCAGAAAATTGCCTCGCTATATTTAAGGTTGTTAAAGAGCGAACACCTGATTGAGATACAAAATAAACATCATTTGAAAGTTCTGCAATCAAATCTCCATGTAAAATACCAACTGGCAAATTTGCACTCCAAGAGAAATCTCCTCCTTGCCCAGGGGTGTAACCGCTCCATACCTGAGTTCTTTTTCTTCCCATAAAAGCAAGAAGACCATTTACTTCGCAAATTGCTTCAAAGTTATCTTGTATATTATGCTTGTCAGACATGTTAATGCTGGGGACAGTCTTTGTGTTTTCATTGAACAATCCATACCCAGTGATAACATTTGGCCTATAGCTATAATAGACCCTTAATTGAGTATCTATCCCTCTATATTGAAGGCTAACTGCTCCAGCTCCTAACGCCCATATTCTATCTTTTGAAACATATATAAAGCTAAAAGCAGGAGGTTTGTCTTGATAGTAAAGAGAAACTTGGTTTGCAATAAACACAGGAACAGTCGCTGTTGTTGTTGTAATCGTTACTGTATTACCTACTAGAGCAGATGTTAAAATGGTTAGTTGTGTAACAACTCCTGCGACATCTATTTTTATTAGATTTCCAACAAAATATCTTGAAATCATAAATACTGTTAAATCAACAACGTTAAAAGTAAAGCTGCTTGCTCCAGTTCTGTTGAAAGTATTTGCTTGGGTTTCTACTAAGAATTCTGACACGTCTAAAAGATTAGTCCCATCCCATGACATTACTGGGTCAACGCCATTACATATCAGCATCTTTTGCTGAAAATATGAAGCTCTTGGCACGCAGCCAATAGAAAGACCTGTTCTTAATGCTGCGCTCAATGTATTTGTAGTAAAATCATACTTATAAATAGAGCCAAGCTGCACCCATATTTCAGTTATAACCAAGGCTCCAGTTAAAGGGTCTGGGAGCAAGTTGTTTTCTATAGTTATCGAAACAGCATTTCCCACGATTGTAACTTCACTAATATCTGCATATAGAGTATTTGGCAAAGCATTAAATGTGTAAACAATCTTAATTTTTGTATCCGCAACGTAGTTTAATGGGGGAACAGAGTTGAATGTTATATGCGAAGAATCTACAGCAACTCGTGTATTTGTATTAAGGTCTTGAGAATAATACCCGACATATAAAATTCCTTGATCAACAGAACCATTTAAAGTATAAGGAAAGCTTCGTATTATGTTAAATTCATTGGTTGAAACATTGTTAATTAAAGCTGTTCCGTACCTAACCTGACCATCTCCAAGTGGCTGAGGTATAATATTTTCAAGTGTATAACAAAAATTAGACGGCAAAGCATCTGGCGATATGAACTGATTCATGCCATTTGATGCAATTGGGAATTCTGTTATGTCGTAATTACCTTCTTGAAACATTTAAGCGTTCTCAAATGTTCTAATTGACATTTTATTAGAGCCATAAAAATATGATTTTAAGTCCATTCTTCCTTTATCCCATCTTTCCATTGCTGAATTTTCTTTTTTTGGATTTTTAAATCCCGATTCGTCTTGGAATAGATAATAAAGAGCGCCGTCGACTAAAACTCTTTGATAAGATGCTGGGTAAGGTATTCCAGATTCTTGTGTCGTTAAGTCAAGCATTGTCCTTTCTGGCGCATACCAAACATTCATGGTATATGAAATATCATTAACAAATGGCCAAAACATAAGGTTTTTGCCAATGCTTGTATAAACACTAGGGTCGTTTGAGTCAGAGTTTGCAAACTGATAATCTGCAAAATCTAGAACTGATTTTCCATCTAATGCATTTTTTTTTCCAACAGGAAAAACCCTTGATATTGAAAAAGGTGTTTTAGTTAAAGTTACACTGTTTTGATTTATAACGCTTACAAGAGCAGGATCATTAACCAAAATACCAGAATTTATATTGGCGGTTTCTGAGTACAGTTGGTCATTTGCTAAATTTAAAAAAGTTAAAAATATTTGATTTGTCTCCTTATCACCATAAACCTGCCCGATACCTAACGTTTTCATGACATTTATCATATCTGACACGTTCATTTGGGCGTTCTCCAATAGTATTATGGGTTCATAACGTCAGAAGGAAACTGAGTAGTTCCAAGAATTATTGTTGCAGTGACTATATCTCCAGAAGCAATAGCAGAAGCGGTTCCTTGAGCTTTGTCATGCATTCTTATTGAATTATCTAATCCAACTCCAAAATTAAGAGTTGTTTGAGTAATGTTTGTAGGTGTTGCAGCAATCGTTAATGGGTTTATGTCTGAAACAATATTATTATAAAGTGTCATTCCCTGCTGTATTACGCCTCCGGCTCTAAAGACACTTGCCTCAACCCACAAGACATTTGACGTCATTGGTATTAAGTCCAAAATTGCTCCATATGGGTGCCCAATTTGATCTGGGTTTGTTCCTATATCGGCATCTGTTATTATTCTTTTAACAAATTTACGTTGCTTATCGTCACCGTCACTATTAATCAAGCAGCTAGATACAAAATTATCAACCGTTAACGGTGTTGCCGTTGTATTTTTAATATACTTGTATCTAACTGATGATGTCATTTTATTTTCCCTTTATTATTGTGCGTTTAGATCGTCAGAAGAATTTTCTCTTGAACCAAGAGTCAACTTAACGATAACAACGTCATCAGTAGCTAGCTGAACCCCTGCGCTTGCTCCTGCGTCTATTATTCGAATAGTATTATCTTCCCCAAGCGCAACCCTAACATCAAGCTGAGCGGTAGGAGTTGGAATCGGAGAAACTATTCCCGTAATGTTTTTATATGGAATCATATTCCCTATTGCAGTTACAGGCCGCTGAACAGATGCCTCAACCATTAAAACATTACTAGTTGCTGGAACTACGCAAGCTATTGCCCCCGAAGCGTGCCTAAGCTGCCCGGCTGCCGTTCCTAAGTCTGCTGCTGCTACAATACGTCTTACAACTTTAACTTGCTTATCATCTCCATCCGATGAATAAGGGAAATTATCAATCGTAAAAGCTGCACCCAATGTATTTTCAACATATTGATACCTAACGGTAGTTGTCATTTTATTTCCCCTTACGCGATTCTAACGAATGAATGGATGATTCCTTGCTCAATTCCTGGAGTCTTAGCAATGTTTGCAACAGTTGTTGCTTGTTTTGCAGGGAACTTCAGAACTTTTTGACCACGGATTTCATGTGATGCATATTCTTGCGTCATATTGATAACGTCGTCTTTCATCACAATCCAAGGCTCTTTATGCCAACCAGCAGACCATGCGCCAGCTCCAATAAACAACTCCCAACCAATACTGTAAGTACCGTTTTGGCTTAAAGAAATATAACGAGATAAATCTTTTACTTCATAGATGTGGATACCGGAGTATTTACCATGATAATCAGCGCCTGAAATTGCTTCTGGTTGGTCAGAAGTAACTACAGTGCCTCTTGTCGTAGTGGCCTGGTAGTACATAGGATCTTGAAGAAGCTGAGTATAGCTTTCTGTATTACACAGATAGATATATTCATTCAAAGGCCATCCACCTTTAGTTTTCATGAAAGCAGGGCGGACTGAATCTTCAATATCGCCATTAACAAGAACCTGACCATTTGAATTGCCACCGCGAATAGCCATTGCTTTTAAATTAAGCAAGTGTTTTGCAGACAATCCATTTTGAGCATAAGTAATACCAGTATTCATGGCATTCCATGCAGTCGTTGCCCCTGTGTACGCATTATATGTTGCACGAGAAGGGCTAACTCCAGCCATGATAGCTCTGTCAAATGATGGCATTTGTGTAGCCGGATTATATCCGCCAGCAGGGTCTGTAAGGCTCAAATAGTTAAACATAGCAGCATCTAAAAGGTTCTTATTGAACGCTCTTTGACAAACTTCGATTAACTGAGGGCGAACAGAATCAGGCAGGCTGATAGGCGTACCAAGAGCTAATAATTCACGACCTTTAATAGGAACTGGGAAGCTAATTGCTTGGCAGTTAACGGAATCATAATCTACTTTTTGGTATTGGCCTGCACCAGAAACTTGATCAAAGTTAAGAACTGGTTTAGTGAAATCTAAAGCGTTAAGCTTAGCTACGCGGTACTGCCAACCTTCACCTTGTTTCATTTGGTGACGAACGATTGGACGGGTCATTTCTGTGCCCATCATATTCCAAAAAGGGGTTAACTGAACCCATTCTTTGAAGAATTCTGCATTGACTTTAAAAGGGAATAAGCCCTGGCTAATGCCATTTTGGGGCGTGTTAACTGGATATAACGGTGCGGTCATTATAAAGACTCCTTAGCTTAAAAAACATAAATAAACCTGCGCAAAATGCACAAGCACAATTCAAGTCTTATCAAAAAGCTAAGGATTTACTGGGTTTAAAAGATAATATCCGTTAGGATGTCTTTCTAATCAATAAATACGTCTTTAATCAAAGTAAAGGCTTTGGGAGACTCTCGCAAGCGAGTTAATAACCCTCTACCTTTTTTTACTACCATCTCTTTGTTTTATCAAAGAGCCTAAAACATCTCCAGGCTCATCAGTTGATACACCTTCTGGGGTATCGCCTAATTCGTCTATCCTTGAAGTAGGTTTGTCGTAATCGTTATATCTTGACAGCTCTTTTTCGAGTTTGTCAATTTTTCGCTGCATTCTTTTTATTTCTGTATTTTTTACAGTGACAAGCTCTTTAAGGCCGCCCGCTTCATCAAGCTCTTTGTAATTTTCTTCGTAATACTTTTCACCAATCTGAAACAATTTTTTGGCAAGTTTTAATGAGTTAGGGTCAAAAGACTCTAGCTCTTCTACAAGCTCATCCTTCTCTTGCTCAGACGCGTGGTTAACAAAGAAGTCAAACGCGGCAACCTTCTTATCAAATAGTGGGTCTTCGTCAAAAACTTCTTTCAAATCTCCAAGACGCTTATTAGCGGCATTTATAAAACGGTCTAGAGGTTTATTTATTGCTTTGGCCTCTTCAAGCTCTGGCGGCTCTGAATCTGACGTAAGCAATCCGCTTAAGCTGCTGAACTCATCATCATTTAATATGCCTTGGTCTTTAAGAGAATCTATAATCTTAACGACGCTCTTGAGGCGCTTGTTATTGGTATGCCCCCATTTCTGGCTATCATTCAAAGCCTTCTTAAGCTTTGCCATCTCAGCTTCGCGCTCGTCTTCTTGATCGTCATTAGTTTCAATGACTTTCTTTTCGGTTTCCTTTTTCTCAGGAGCTTTAACATTTTCTTCATCAGCATCATCAACAGGCTTAATGACCTTTGGTTCTTTTGCTTCCGCCTTCTCTTTAATAGGTGGTTTTGTTGGGTTTTCATCCATATCTAAATCAGGTTTTTTAGCGTCTCGCTCCTTGAAAATCTCGTCTAAAGAACTAACTTCAGGCTGCTCAATTCCAGCATTAAAAGATTTTCCGACTTCAACATTATCTATATCTGACATATTTACCCCTACTATTTATGAAACTTCTAGAAAATATTTACCTTCAACATTTATATTGAATAAATTTTGAGAAGAGTCTGAACTTGCTAGCAAATACTCTCCGGTATCTAAAGAAAAGTAAGCCCCTTGAAGAAGCTGTAAAATAGAATTTGGCTTAACTTCAACGTCAGGAACTACCTTGAATAGGCCAGTTGAAATATAAACAGAAACAAATATGGAAACATTAGAAATATTTGAAACTAGAATGCTGTCAATGGTAGAAAAATTAGTCTGTACATCAAGAACCTTAAACATAGGGCTGCTCACATTCTGGGTTCTTTGCAGGATTGGCTGAACAAATAATGATGCTGGTACAGACATTACAATCCTGGGTAAGCTAAATTTTGCTGTTCTTGGGCTTGAGCAGATGGCTGAGGCACTCCAGAAGAAATTTGCTGTTGCTGTTGTTGCTTAGCCATTGTTTCCTGCATCTCTTCTGAAAGCTTTTCATAATCTCTGATACCCAAACGTCTCATCAGGCTTGGAGACTGCATAATAAGCATGGCATTAGGGTTAGATAATAGATTTTGTAACGCTTCTCTATTTTCTTCCAGAGAATTCTTATAGTCTGGAACCTCTTCTATCTCTAAAGAAATTGGCAATGTTCTAACATCATTGAAAACAATCTTCTTGCCTTTAATCGTCCTTACAAGGTTTAGGATTATTGTCTCTTTTTCTTCATCTGTCATAATTTGAGAAAGAATATTTTCATTATCCCCACCTTGGAAAAGCGCAATAATGAATCTAGACTCCCTTTCTTTCATGTCGGCAAAGTTATCAAATGCGAATACGTTATTTCTAACGCTATTCAATTGCCTTTGACGCTGAGCAACGCCACTTGTTGCATTTGTAGGTATGCCCATCATGTCATCGTTTATACCGGTAACTCGATTAAGAAGAAGCTCATACTTGTCTAGCATCTTTATCTGGGCATCAGAAAGTGGAGTATTGTCTCTAAGGTCAAACTTAGTGTCAGGTGGCAAAAGAATCAGCGCATCTGGCTTTTTAAGGCTAGATTCAACATCTTGCATAGATTGACCAGGAGGAAGGCTTCCTGTAACGATTAGTTTGCTTGAATTTGCCAAATATAAAGCCTTGGTAAGGCGAACATTAGCATCCCTTTGTATATCCTTCATGGAGTCTAAAAGACCATATGGAACCCCTGTCCTGAACCTTCTTTTCCAAACGCAAGGTATATAGCTAAAATCTTTCAATCCCGGAATGTTTGGATTTAACGGAGCTGTCTCTAATAAGTAATTATCTAAAAATAATGTTCTAATTATCTGGCTTGATTCTTTTTCTTCAATGTCTCTAGTAGAATTTGCAAGTTGCTCTGCCCTTTCTTCATCAAAAGTTTCGAAATAAAACCCATTAACGTCTGTTCCTGAATAAGCAGTCTTCGGAACCTTGTATTGCATCTCGCAAACTAAAACTCTGCTTTGAGAATATCCAGAATAGTTATTAATATTAGTATAATTAGAATTTCTATCTGTTATCTCTGGTGAATATATTGTGCTTGATAGATTTGGGTCTGTAAAATCTATATAGCCTGAAACCTTTGGCCATGTTTTCTTGACAACATCAGGCTCCATCCACCTTTTTCTTCCAACATATTTCATATTGTCATACTGAGGCGTTAAGTCATCTGGATCTGGAAGAACGTTATAAGGGTGGACGTAATCGTAATAATACATGCCATCTTCTTGGAATAAATTACTCCATCCAAGGCCACAAATCATCATGTCCCTAAACTTCAAAGAGCCTTTATGCGGCATTCTTTGGTCTTGCTGAATAAAATACAGCCAATTCGTTAGGGCTAGCGCTAATTTTTCATTAGCAACTATTCCGGAGGCATCCTGCACAGCGGTTCTGAACCTAGATTGAATCTCAACGCCAGATAAAGCGTCAATTCTACCTTGTATAAGGTTAACAGTTAGCGGAACCTGGTTCCTATCTGTAACTGTCTTGAAATCTTGTTCAGACCACTGCCCAGACCCATCATAAAAACCAAAAGCTTCTATAGCCTCTGAACTCCATTGCATCTTTGACGGATGAAGATTTGCTCTTTTCCAATATGCTTGCGCAGTATCTAATGCTTTTTGCCTTGATTCTGACAGATTTTGCATATTACTTTTTTTCTCTTTCTTTAATCTTCTCGTCGATTAAATCTAAAAACTTTCTCATGCCATCAATACTTATCTTTAATACCTCAATATGCTCATCTGTAGAAGACCCCTTTAAAAGCTCTAAGCCAAGGTCATTTGAGAATTTAAAGTTTGTTTGGAAGCTATTTATTGCTTTAGACTGCTCAAACGCCTTCATTACTGGGCAAATGGCTTTAATTAATTCTTTTTTTTCAGATGTATTCTTTTTGGACATTAAAAAAGCTCCATAAACATAAGATTTAATCAGTTTATAATTTAACATAATGTAATATTATTGACAAACTTTAAGA